CCCTGTGCCTGTAATTCATTCAGTCTGTCTAATTTAGCTTGTGAAGTTGCAGCTGCGAATGTCTTTGGAGCAGTACCAGTAGAACCAAGCGACGCAATCTGTGTGTCTATATTTATCTGATTATTTTTCTCAGCTTTTATAGCAGCATCTAAAGCTTCTTCAACATTGTCATTTAATTCATCTTCTGCGTCATTATACTTTTCTTGCCATTTCTGAAGTGCTTCTACGCCCTGTTCTGTAATACCACCGTCAGGAGTTCTGTGTTGGTTCTTAATACGATCAGTAGCAACTCTATTTTGCTCTGTTAGTTTCTCTCTTGCTCGTTCAGCGTCCTTCATTACTTTAGCTTCAGCTCTTTTTATTGGGTCTACTTCGATACCTTCTTCGTCTCTCAAATACCAAGTACCATCTTCTCTGCGGTCTAATCTGTCACCAACTTCTGCTCCTAAGAACTCTTTTGTCTTGAATAGGTTTTCTTCAATACCACCAACCATTGTTTTACCAGTATTTGGATCTACAAATGTTTTCTTAGAAAGTGCATCTTGTTTGGCTTGACGTTGTTCGTCTGTAAATCTTACATTTATTCCCTTGTTCATAGCGTCTAATTGCGTTTTATTAAGGTCGTTCTTTGTCATCTCAATTCGCTGCGGTATTTGCTGTTCAGGTGGTAACGTACCGTTTAATATCTTTTCTTCGGTTGTCATTGCTGTATAAGCAGGATTTAACTTAGAGCCAAGTCCGCCAATATTACCTATTGTTTTTACTGTTGGGTCTTTGTCTCCTTTTTCTCTAAATAAATCTTCTCTACTTTGTCTTTGGTCTTTTTCTGCCATTCCTCTAATACCCTGTGTCGTTTTTGCTATTGCATTTGCTTGTTTTGTTGCTTGGTCTCGTTCCCAATGAGCAACTCGTATTTGATAGTTCTTTGGATCTTCTCCTTTCCCCATTGATGGTTTTTTGTTATTTAGGTGCCCGAACCGGTCTGGCGCACCATAACGAGAAGCACCGCTAGAATATGTACGACTACTACCGCCACTTGCAGGATGTAATCCCGCTTTCATATACTTTTGGAGTTTATCGTACCCAGAAATTGCCCCATCAAGAGTATCTCCACGTTTTATCGACGTAGCTCCATATAGTTTAGAAGCTAATTCAGGATTATTTTTATTTATAATGGGGACACCATCCATTGTATAACCTGCACCGGTTCTTGGTGCATGAGTGGTTACGCGCTGTTGTAGAACATTTGACGATGTTCTTATCTTTATACAGCGATTGTTTGATTCGCTCCATTTCCAGCCGGAAGGACAATTTTGTGCCATTTTATTTTACGTTTAAGTTTTAATAATCGTGTTATGATACTGCGGTTACTTTACCATTAACAACTGTTATATTTGTAACTGCTCCACTAAAGTTAACACTGCTTTCTACTATAATAGTACCTCCTCCGTCTGGCACAGTAAGAGTGCTATCGTCTGTTAAACCTACTGTGTCTATGTCTAGTTTTACCTTTGTTCCATTTGTACTTGGTGCAGAAACACCCTCTAATAGTCTTTCAAAATTTGCTTTTGTTAATGATGATAATACAGAAGCATTTACGACTGTTGATACTGTGTATCCTCCGGTTATAATCCAATACTCATCTGCTCCTTGAAGTTTCACTATTGCTGTTTTTTTTGTCGCACCAATTGGTGCTGTGCTTGTATCATCTGCCGTAAAATCAACTTTTATAAACTCACCAGAAACTGTTGTATCAGCAAGCCTCCTCAGGCCACCAATTCTCTTCATATCATCCGCTATAGAAGTGTCTATATAAAGTGCATATACATCGTATGTACCATTTGTGTATGAACCACCAGTAGACACAGTAACCGTTAATGCACTATTAAATGCCTCGTCTAATCCATCATAATTTATCGTTGTTGTAGTATTTGCTACGTCTTTATAAAAAACAAACCCAGCACTATCTATGTTTATCCAAATCCCAACTCCTGCACAACCTGCGTCTGTGCTTGCCACAATTGGTATATCAATTTTCTTTGAAACAACACTAGATAGCTCGTTACTTTCTGAACACGCTTCTGTGTATTGTCCGTTGTCACTCTTGTACGCTAGTTTTACTTTTACTGTTGTATATGAAGCAGACCCCGATGCTCCTTCTGAAATGGTAGGCGTAGTTGGAGCAGTTGCTATATAATTATTATCATTCCATAACTTAAACTCATCATCTTGAAACGTTCCAGATAGTGCATCAATAGCACTCTTTGTTTTCGCTGGTGTCATATATTTTGTGTCATCTGTACCTGCTTCTGCTTCTGCTGTACTTGCTTTTTCTAATACCGTTGTTGTTGCAGGTGCAATACGAATTGTAGTCGTGCTTTCTGCTACACCAATATATTTACAAGTAGTTGTTTTTGTTTGTACTATCAATCCCTCGCAATCAGTGGTTGCTGGGACAATAGCCCCCAAGCTCGCGTTTGCCGTGTTATCTGTATAAGTAGTAGTTGTGTTATCAGATATAGTTGTCAATAGTTTATAATCCCCAGTTGCATTAAATCTTCGGTAAATTCTTCGAGAAGTTACGTTGGCGTTATCAGAAACAGGAATATCTGTAAGCGAAATCTGCCCGTTAGAGGTTTTATCAGCAATCGTTACGCTAGAGCTAGCTATCCCTCCGTCTGTTTCGTGAGTTCCATAAGAAAACGTTACTTTATAGTCGTGGTCTCCATCATCTACATTACCAGCACCAGAACCTGCCAATGCTCCGGTTAAGGCTGTTGTTGGTGCCAAAATATAATCAGTATAACAACTTGCTCCAGAAGTAAGTCCTACGTGTCCAGTAGAAAGTCCTCCGTATGTCGTATATTCTGCGTCTGTACCAGTAGTACCAGCTTCGTTCGTAATACCAACTACGTTTGTGTGTGAAGAATCGTAATAATAAAGTTTCTCAGTGTCCATAGATATTCCACGAAGTGAACTAAAATCTTCTCCTGCTTCTTCCTCATTTGTAGTTGTTCCTGCATTAAATAAGTTTTGTAGTTCCGCATATTCTCCAGTACCAACAACTAAATCACAATCAGACTCTTTACTGAAAGAAGTAAGCCCTAAATCAGTAAGATTCGTTGCAATAATATTTGAATCAGAATCAGTACCATCGTCATCATTTGCTAATCCCACCATTAAGTTTCCTGCACTTGATGTCCGTATATTTAATACATATTGTTTTTTGCCGTTTACTGTTGTTTCACTTGCAACGTCTTTTATACCAATGCGAATATATTTACTCGTGTCAGACTTTTCTACAAGAGTTAGTCGAAAATTTTCTAGTGTGCCAGATTGTCTTTGCAAATCAAGATCATATATAGCATTTTTTGCTATTATTGTTATTGTTGAATCAGGCGAACTCCCAGCAGGAGTATATTTAGCGGCTAATTCAAACCGAGCGAAATCGAGTATTTTTTGTGCCATTTAGAATAAATTGTTTTTAAGCGACATTGTTTTAGAAATTCTATTAGATGATAGATACTCTACCATTATATCATATATTTTGAAATCAGCGTCAGATTCTTCTATTATTTCTATTGCTATTGTGTTAAATCTCATGCCTGCTCTGTATCGTTCTCCTCTTATTACGAGCTCATTTACTAAATCGGAAGCCCCTATTGCAAATACATAACGACCATAAACATTACTTAATGCGTTTGTAGTTAAGTCTTTGGTTGTTATCGTTTTTTCTAGTGAGTATTCTGTTTCATTATCAAAATATGCACGCAACTTTAACGTTGCTTCCGGAGAAGTTTCAGTTATAAACGTAATTCCTATTAAATTCTTTTCTGATTGTAGCGCGCCAAGTCCGTCAAATTCTGTTATGTATCGTGATTTATATACACCGCCATCAGGAGTAGAAAACCCATAGAATAGCTTATATATGTCACCAGTACTAGAGCTACCACCAACGAGTTTACCATCTACTATGGAAGCATGTTGTAAGTATTTATCTCCTATTATAGACGGTGGAGTTCCTTTTTCGTCTAAATCAAATGCTAGAAACACGTTGTTTTGTGAACTATCTAACGAAACTTGTGCAATAAGTATGTTGTTTTCTTGGTCAAAAGCCATAAATCCGCTTGTGTGATCTATTTTATCTTTCCAGTATCGTTCTATTTTTCCGCCAATAATAAGGTTTGTTACCTTTCCGGAATATGGATCCATCAAAAACACTCCATCTTCATTCATAAACCCAACGCTGTTTCCAGTCGAAACAACGAATCTCTCACTGGAAACCCCCTTTCCGAGATATCTAAACGATTCAATCTTTGTCTGGCTGGAAACTTCGTCAGATGCACTATTTGGTTGTACCCAGTGTGCTTCAGCCTTTTGTTTACCGAAGATTATTACTCCAGTACCCCCCTCGACAATAGCTGTCGGAAAAGATATACCTGAATTATAATCCCCATCCGCGTTTGCACCGGTTCCACCAGTAAATCCACTAACTGGATCATTATCTGTAAACTTAGTATTACCGTCTGGCGTTATATACCCTAATCTTGCACCATCTCTTGCTATTGAAATTGAGCCTAAGCCACTTATGGGAGCGGTTGCTTCCCCATCCCAAGTATAAGCACCATTTTTATGACCAATCAGTAATTTTGTGCCAATCTGACGTGCGGTGACGGTTCCATAGAACACACCATCTCCAATCCCTCCCTTGTTTGTATATAATTTAAGATCTGAACCCGTTATTGAGCTACCAACGTATGCTCTATTGAATTTTAATGACGTATCACTTACGATTTGTTCTACGATATACGTTTGTCCATCTCCCGGATCTAATCCAACCTCATCTCCAACCGATAATTCTGTTGTAAACAGAGTAGAAGTACCTGATAATGTATCAGAACCACTTGTAGAATCAGCCGTGCCAGTAAGAGTTGTAATTACTTCTGTTCCGGGAGTAATAACAGTGCCGTCTGCCTCTACAGCTCTTAATTTAATATCTCCGCTAGAAGTTTCACCGAAAACAACTGCTTGAACATCTCCCAATGGTTTTACGTATTCTGTTATATAAAGTATTTTCGCGAAATCTGTAATATTTTTCGTTAGATACAATTGTTTAACTTTTTCTAATATTCCATTGTTTTGCAGTAAATTATATTGATAATTCGCCCCTGAAACAAATTTCTGCCCACGCATACCCATTGAAAACGGAAAATAACTTTTCGTTTGTTTTCGTCTAGCGTTTACAGTTACCTGTCCTCTCATTTAACTCTATTAGATTGAGTAATTGCGTTTACTATTGTTGGTGTTGCTTCGTTTACATCATATACGCCATTTATTAGTGCCATCATTTCTGAAATCAGTATCTCTCCTGCTTTTTCGCTAGTAAAAGGAAAGCTATCTGTCATTGAAGTTGCTCTTGGTATATCTCTTGGATACTTTATACTAAATTCTAAAAAATCATCTACATACCATTTACCATTACGTTCTGATATATAGTCTATTGATATTGGATTGCTATATTCGTCTTTTGGATAAAACAATGTTGTCTCATTTTTAACCAAATCTGATGGATAATCGACAGGAGAAGTCTGTAATTCGAGCCATGTCTCAAATTTATCTGGCTCAAATCCACGCAATTCAGATCTTACGTTTGTAATCGCTCTATTTAATAACGAAAAGAACACTCCCTCGCTAGGCAGCTCTGGGAGCTGTACATCTCTTGTGTAAATATCTGTTTTGAAATCGGCAATAGTTGATGCTGTCATGTATAAAACTTAATAAAGCCCCCGAAAAGGGAGCTCTATAAATCTTAGGAAGTTGCAACAACAATCTTTCCGAACTTTTTTCGGTTTTCTGTAGGCACTTGGACTCCCCAAGCAGCTTCAGTAAGATAGTTGACATCACTGCGTTTAGATTCTTCTCGAACGTATGATTTAACTGGAATAGGATTAGCTAGTTCAATTAAACCTTTCGCTCCAAGATAACAATGTGCTTCTTGTGTTCCAACTGTAACATTTGTTAATGAGTTTGTGTAAGCGATTTTACCAAACTTAGAAACAAGAGTGTTTACTGTAGCTGATGTATCAGTAGCAGAAAGTTGAGCTAAATTTGCGACTGCATCAGAAGTAGCTGAACCAATTGCAACCTGTGTAGTAGAAGTTGTAGAAGGATTGTTAATCAATCCGTTCATGTTATCTTTTGTTGCATCTGCACTGGCTCCAATTAAGAAGTTACCAGCAGCAGTACCAATAGAAGCAACGGCAGTAAGTGTTTGCCCCTTGACAACGAACGTGTCTCCATCTGTTGGTTGTCCTGCCCATGTTAAAGGCAATTCGTGTCGTACTTGGTTTGATACATAAAAACCAACTCCGAGCATATTCATGCCCAAAAATCCGTTTTTCATGATAGCGTCTGCATAGTTGAATCCAGCAGAAGCACCTTCTGTTTCGAAGTCTCCCAAAACATCAGGAGAAGCAACTAAACTCATGTCTGCATATTCTCCAGCACTATTAGCAACTTTTGCTTTCGCTTTTGCTAAAACTTTCTTTGCTGTACGTGTAGCAATTGAAATAGGGTCTCCTGCACTACCTCCTACGTCTCCGTCATCAATAGTAATGCTTGAAAGGTTAACTTCTCCTAAGAAGTCTCCATCCATTAAAGCAGTAAGCTGTTTTCGTGCAGCCATATACTGCTTTAACAAGAAATCACCAGCATTTTGGTATAATTTCTGGTCAAATTCATTCTGTGTGAATGAGTACTCAAAGTCTCGGTCAATAACCAATTGTGTTTGAGTATTTGTTGCTGTCTGAATTGTATTATCAGAACCGCGAGTGTTTACGCGAGCGTAACCCTCTGGTGTGTTGTCGTAGTTGTATGTTTTACCCATACCACCACGTGATAGCGCATTGTGCGCAATTGTACCACGAAGTTTTTCGAAAACCGTCATCTTTTTTACGTGATCTTCAAGTTTTCCGAACACTTGTGCGTACACCGAACTGAAATCGTTTGTAGCCATTTTTAAGTATTAAAGGAACTTGCCCTCTATACTCATAATTTTGATAGGTCTATCTCATCAAGAGATTTCCCTGTTAACAGTGTTTCAAGATCAACCTCTCCTTTTGTTTTGGTAGGGTCGATTGATTTTCCTGTTGTAGTCAATTTAAGTGTAGCTTTACGTTTTGCAGCACTTGGGAGGGAGTTTTCTTTAAGAAATGCCTTTATAGCATTATCTACTTTTGTTTGAATACTTCCATCACTTTTGTGAAACGCTTTTACGAACTCTTTGTTGCGAGAGACTTCAGTAGCAGTTATTCCGAGTTTTTCAGCCCAGTCTTTAATTGCTTCTTTTTTCTCCTTCTCCTCTTTCTGTTCTTTGAGTTCAGAAATAGTTTTAGAATCAAGCCCCATTTTTCGCAAAGATTCTGCAACGGCTTCGTCTGTATCAGATTTTTCTGTTTCAGAAATCTCTAAATCAAACGCTTCCATCAGCATTTTTGCTTGAGCCTTTTGTGTAGATCTTCCGGAAGATAGCATTTTTTCTATCTTACGAACGCGATCTTCTTCGCCCATTTTTTCGTATTTGTCGATAACAGACAAATCAGCTTCACTTAAAGCAGAATCGTCTTCTTCAGTTTTTACTGTCTCTGTGTCTTCTGAAGGAGCAGCTTCTTCTGCAACGTCTTCTTGAGGGTCATCAGCTAAGGCAGCCAGTTCTTCAACTGTGGCGTTAACATTTCCGTCTTCGGAGGTCATGTTTAAGTAGTTATGAATATAAAAGAACACCCACATTATACACCATACATATACTACTTGCAAACTATTTTTTTCCTGACTTTGTAGCAATCGACGCTTCTTTGTATTCGTTATAGAAATCAGTAAGCATAGAATCAAAGCACTTTGTGCCAGCTGTCATTGCTTCTGCAAC